AAGTAAATTTTTTAAGTTTTGCGATGTGCTCTGAAAATTCCATTGTGTGTCTCCATTGAAAAAGCTAGCTTTCATCCAAAGCGGAGACACGTACTGCTCCAGAATCCGGCTAGCTAGTTGTTAGTTTATTGTTATGCGTTCAAAACGTGAATGATACAGTTTGTCCCTAGTGCGCTATTCTTTTCTGACTTGAAAGGAATGTTTTGCAACAAGGCTCCATCATCAGCTCTTTTTACTAGCTCTTGATCCGCTTTAGCCTGTGGCACTTGTAGCGCAATCACATTACCTGAAACATCAGCCATAAAGAAAACAATAGGGAAAGTTGCACCGGCCCGAATACTTGTTAATATCGGCTGAATAGTCTTGCAGAAATAAGGTGTTATCGTTCCGGTAACATCTCTAGATCCTTCGACTAAATTAGTCGCTTCGTCGTCGCCTACACAATTTGTAGGTGATAGGTTACTAGTCAAAGACAAATTACCTGCTGTGATGCAATGCTGATCGCCGTCTAAAGTCATATACCCTAGGTTGTTTTCCATTTTTTGACCGCTTCCGGCATCGGAGCCAGGGCGATAAAAGAAAACTTTATCAGCATCTGCAATATCGTCTTGTAAAGTAGGGGAAACGGTAACAGTACCGGCAGCAAATGAACTCACTGTATATCGAGTATTCGTTGCGTCTCCTGCAATATGTAGAATGTCACCGGCTTGTGGATCTGTAGTTCCTCCGGTGATTACTATTGTCGTATCTGGTGCTGTTTGCGCTCCGTCAACTGTCCAGTTGTAAGGCCCTACGACTCCATCATTAGCAAAAGTATTGTTAAGTCCTAAAAATTCAAAGCTTAAACCTGGTGCACCGCCTGGTGCAACGTCTAAACTCATTGTATTAACTTGCTCACCAGATAAGCGTATAAAAGATCCTTCGGTGTTCACTTGGCTCATCCGCTTTTCAATGGTGAAACTTGACGGATAGTTACCGCCGTTTTTAGCGTAAGTTTGCGTAAGAGTTGCGGAAACTGTGCTTTCTGCTGCGAAGCTTTGAGAGTCTGAAATCTTGCCGATCTTTACAGAAAGGCCAGAGCTTAAAACAGCAACGACTCTAAAAATATCGTTCATTGCTGAAGCAGAAAAACCGGCTACTTTGATCGGTCCGTTAACAATAACATCGGCAAAAGGTGTACCGCTACCTGCTGCAATGGTTGCCGTTCCGTCTCCGTTGTCTGTACTTGTGACGCTGACTGAGTAAGTGTCTGTAGTCAAAGCACTCTGACGCAAAAGAGAAAGGAAAAAATCATTGTATGCGCCTTTTTCCACTTGAGAAGAAAACCCACCTGTCAAAGTTCGTAATTGTCGAACTGTCGAGGCTTTCATCCCATCGGATGCAATGTCTCCGTCGAATTCTGTAGGTAGTTGTGATTCAAAGCTTTCTGACGCTGCTTTAATTTTGTAAACGCTTCCAGAAGTGGGTACACTTCCTGCTGTTGTTTCTTTGATGTAAACTATTTCGGTCTGGCTGCCTCTTGCTATACTTTCGGCCATGATTTAACTCCTTGGTTTTTGGTGGTGATTGTACGGAATTAAGACCGCCAATTCATACCGATTATCTGTAATCCCTAAATTTTCTATCTTTCCTGTTTCGGTGTGCGTTGCACCAAAAAACGTATTGCTAAAATGATTATTCAAATTATCCGCATATTGTAACAGCGTTCTTGTCCCTGTGCCATCGGCTTTACCTACAATTCTAATAGAAAAAAGCCCGAAAGTGTTAACAAGTCCACCTACACCCGATTCAATTTTTATTGAATCCGCAGGCTGTACACTCGGAACGATATAAACGCTATTTGTATCTGATTCTTTTTGAAGCGTGTTTTCCCATAAAATGGGCGTACTTGTCCAAAAAGAACTCAAAGCTGATTCTAGATTATTTTTAATCTCTAAGTAGTTCATGCGATTTTGTTCCGGACTTTTTGAATTGCTATTTGTACCGCTTTGGATAACATTAATTTACCGACTCTGCGCCCTGCGCCGAATTCTACAATTCGAGCATATCTAACATTATTGGTAAGCCAAAGCACTCCAGACTTAAAAGCCTCGATCTTGTTTGTATTGTCTTGTATCTTGCTTGATTTGGCTGCTGTTTCGTCGGCTTTCGTTTTTCTCTCTGGTGGTGTTTTGCTGCTCGGTCTTCCTGTGCTTATCATCCACCCACCAACTAAACGCCCTGTGTCAACCGGAGTCTGTAAAATCGTTTCTCTGTTGATTGTAAGCATTATAGACTTTGCTGCTTTTGCCGGTGCTGCGTTAGTCTTTTCTACATACTGATTTAATGTGCTTTGTAGTCGGGCAAGATCCATATTAAGCATTGTTGACCGCCTCCACCCTGCACTCTGTCATGATTTGACTTGTTTTGGGTATAGGCTGCACTTCTAGAACTCGATACACTTTAGAGCCTAGCGTTATCTCGCTGTTCGGCGGTACTTCGCTTACTGTATCAAGTAGTAATCTAAGTTCACCGGCTTGTATTTCTAGCCCTGTGGCCTGTCGCTTGTATACTGACAGATAAGCTTTGACCGTTTCATTAGTTGCGTAGCTTACTGTAGCTGCGCCGGTTGTAGCGTTGTATGTAGTGGTCGGGTTGAACTTTAATGATACGCTTGATTCTATAAAGTCATCAAAAGCATTCAAAATACTGTTCTTCATTTTAACGAATGCCTGTTTCATTACTTAAGCTCGCTCTAGTCTTAAAATCCTAGCACCGCCAGGTCTACCGACAATTAAGCCGGTCAGTATTGTGTCGATAAAAGAAAAGTCGTCGGGTAACTGCTGCGAGTTTTTCGGGTTGAAAAATTCCTGTTTACCGAGTCCTTCTAGTTCCTGACTTTTAACGTTTGTACTCGGCACTGGGTCTAGTGTTGTTTGACTCTCTGCTCTTATTGCATACTCATAGACTGCTTGCTGCACTTGTGCCGGTATCGCTGTTTTACTTAGCGTTGTTCCTGCAAAATCCTTTGCTCCGTCTTGAGGCCAGTGCAACGCTTGAGTACTTTCTGCTTTTTCTTGTGTCTTCCAGTAAGCGCGATAACAATTATCAAGCCAACTAGTAGCACGTATTAAGGCTACTTGGGCAGCCGATTCAGATAGAACCGACAAGCCCAAGTTTTCACGGTATTGATTCAACTCGGCAACACTTGCGTAAGAGTTTGCACCGCTTGCAGATACCGTTGAATTGAATACAATCGCCATGCTATTTAGCCTTTCTTAACACGTGTTTTGCAAATTCGTCGTAATCATTTTCAAGCTCAAAATAGTGAACGTGTTTGATCTCGTCGTACTTTGCTTTTTTGACTTCTCCCCGAAACATGAAGCTTGCGACTCTTACGTCTACACGTCTTTTCTGTTTTACCGGTTCAAGGTCTTTTAGTTGTTTCTTTTCAGCCATGCTTTATTCCTTACACTGATAAGTTGTGAAGTGCTCCGTGCTTGCTTTCATGACCGAAATCAATTCCGATCTTAGCGAAAACTTCGCCGATTTCACCTTGACCAACATTAGCGGTTGATCTAAAGCTGATTTGTGGTAATCCTGGTGTAGTGTTAGAAACACCCTCACAGTGTCCCATATCCACAGCCAACAAAACGCCTGATTCTACAAGATCATTGTATACAAGCTTTACAGGTGGCATACCTGGAATAACTAGCTCTAGCAAGTTGATACCGCCTCGGCTTTCGGATCTTGGCTGAACTCCGTAAAGTGTATTTATGTCCATCAAAAGATTGGATCTACACATGAAGTACATATCCTCCATATCTGCCCCATTATCAAGCATAGACTCGGCTAGGCTTTCGATTAAAGGCTTGGATATTGCAACCGCTGAAGCGTCGATCTTGTTAGTGCTCAAAGCTGTATAAAGCCCATTGACTTGGAAAGCTGTTGCAGGATTACTTGATCCATCCTGACCAGTTCCGTTAATGATTGAGTATTCGAAGTCTCGTTTCATTTGCTCCAAGTGAATCATAATCTGCTTTTGAAACTCTTGCATTGCGAAGATATCGCCATCAATAGCGTTACCGCTGATTGATCTATCAGACAATTTAAGATCTGAGAATCTTACGCCTTCACGCATTACTTGGCAGTAATTTGTATTCTGTGTAGTTTGGTAAACTGTACTAGTGGCACTGTTAAACGTATCGGACTCACTCACGACCGCCTGGGAGGCACTATCCAAACTATATGACTGGCTCATATTGAAGTGCATTGCTCCGACTTCTCTGAATGGTGACTCTTCACCTCGTTCTAATGCTCCCATTCCCAAAAGACTGGAAAAAGGATATTTTCTTTGACCGATTCCGATCCACTCACCTTGATAATTGGCTAGGTTGGTGATTAACCCACTTGCTGTAGTAGATGCCATTTTTTTACTCCTTTTATAAGTTTATTCCGGCGTTAATCGCCTTTAACCTAAATTTTTGTATAGCGTTTTTATTTCCGCTTAGTACAGCCTCCTGATACCCTTTGCGAATTTCTCGCTCTTGGGTCTTGCTAGTCTGTACTTTGTTGATTTGTCCTCGAATCCCCGATCCTTCAAAACTTGCGCCAGAGCTTGCATCTTTACTGGCCCAAGAATTACTTTTCAGATAATCCTTGAAGTAGTCCTCGATGCTGATCCTATCGCCGGTCATTGGGTCAATTTTTGGAGTTCCATCACTGTCTAAAACAAATGAACCTCTGTCATCAGAAGCTATCTGTCCTTCGAAGAGTCTAACGCACTCTGAACGCATACCAACCGCTTCCGCTGCTTTTGCTGTCTGCTGCTGCATTTTCAGCTTTGCGTTTTGTTGTCGCTCAAGCCCCATTTGATCCTGCATTGCTTTCAATGCTTTCTGCATCTCAAGTAATTGCGCTGAATCTTGTGGTTCTTCGTTTTTCTCTTCTTGTTTCACTGCTTTGCTGTTTTCTGATTTTAATATTTCGATCTGCGCTTTGATCCGCTCGGCCTCGGCCTTTGCTTCTCGTTCGGCTTTTCGCTGATTCTCTAAAGTTCTGAGTAAAGGGCTAGGATCGTAAAATACTTTTCCGTCTTCCTCAATTAAAAACTTTTTGTCATCTTCGTTTAGTTCATTAAAATCATCTACAGAATAAGCTGTTAAAACTTTTGACATAGCTGTAACTCCTTGGCATCTCGCCACTTTTGGGATTTTTGAGCGTCTCGCCCGATTTGGTTTTTTGGCATCTCGCCAGAAACATT